AAAAGCTAACTTATTAGAACCCTTTATTCCCTTCGAGGATCGGCAGGTCATCCAGACATGGGAGCGTCAGGAAGAGGACGCACTGAACATCCAGATCGAGGGCGAGGAACACGGCAAAATCTGGACGATCCATGAGGGCGATCCAGTGTTGGTTAATGAGAGTTGCGAGGCTCTTGTCGGAGCGGTGTTTAAAGAAGTCGTGAAGGGCTACTCAAAGCAGTTCGGGCATGAACTTAAGGAATTAAAGGGAATAATCGACAAGCTGAAGCATTACATAAATCAGTCGAGGGGTTACGAGAACTATATCAGATACTTGTGCGGTTCCGGCTCATATCTTGATGAAAAGGGCAGGGAGTACAAATTTCCAACCAAGTTATTTGCGACTTGTAACCCGGAGATGATCCTCGATCTTACAAGGACTGCTGTGGTTGACACGCTGTTGGAGCAGGAGGCGAAGGAAAAGAGAAGGAGGGAGAAGAAAAAGGAGAAAGAGGCAAATGAAAAGCCCTGACGCTTGGCAGAGCAATCAGGGCAAAGGGTACACGGTGAAAGACCGTATGTGCATTATAGCACGGAAAGGAGAAGCATGACAAGAGAACGGCTTCATGAGCTGCTCGATCTTGCACTGGACTGCAGGAGATTTGAGCATGTGTCAGTGACCATAGCAATCGATGCGTATAGCGAGATCATATATGTCTGGAAAAAGAATCAGGAAGAGGGCATTGACATGGTTACGTATACATCGAGCGAGGTTTTCCCAACAAAAGGGGAAACCAAATATAACGGTGTGAGGAGTGTAGGCGATCCGGGTCTTGTGAAAGCGGAGGCACACATCAGGAGGCTTTTGGATGAGCATGTATTACACTGACGATCCCGAACGGGATTATGACCTCTACGAGGCAGATCAGGAGGCATGGCTGAACAGCAGACCTGTATGCGCATGGTGCGGAGAGCATATCCAAGATGAACACGCATACCGCATCGGCGGTGATCTTGTATGCAGTGATTGCCTCGAACAGGAAAAGGTCAACGTAGATGATCTTGTTGAGGAAGAAAGGGAGCGTTTGGAGGAATTAAGATGGAATTCAGATTACTGAGAGCGGACGAGATCGATGTCCGAATAGCGCAGGTTCAGAGTTGGGGGATTTCGCTTCTGCTCTACAAGGATGCCAGATGCGACATGAACATCCTCGATGAAACAGTCGGGGCTGAGAACTGGCAGAGGAAGCATAAGTTAATCAATGGGAACCTGTTCTGTTCAGTTGGCATCTATGTGGAGCGTGAGGGCTATGGCGAGTGGGTCTGGAAGCAGGACGTAGGGACTGAATCCTACACCGAGAAGGAGAAGGGTCAGGCATCGGACAGCTTTAAACGTGCGTGCTTCAATTTGGGAATCGGGCGTGAATTGTACACGGCTCCTGCGATGTTTGTGAAGCCGAAGGATTTAAAAAAGTTCGAGAACAACAACGGACGATATTCCTGTAGGGATCGGTTCAGTGTGAAATCCATTGAATACATCGATCGTAAGATCGCAATGGTCGAAATCCTGAACGAGTCGACAGAAGCCATCCTTCGATTCGGGGAGCCTGCGGAGGAAACGAAGAAGACCGAAGAGGTCAGGAACCAGAAGATCGGGAAGGTCAAGGGTCAGGCTCTTGCGAAGGCTTTAACGGATGCCGGACAGAATGTAGAGGCGTTCCTGAACTTCTACAAGGCGGACAAGGTCGAGGATCTGACGGAGGAACAGCATCTGGCAATCATCACCGGGCTTGCCAAGAGGGAGAAGGATGGAAACAACAGGAAGGGTTGAGAACATCACGAAGGACTGGAAGAGCGACAAGCTTATCATCAGCTTTCTTGTGGATTCCATTCCGACCGATCTGGAAGACCTGCAGAACAAGAACCTTGACGTGGTTGCGAAGCCGCACAGGGAGAAGCGGAGCCTGAATGCTAACGCCTACTTCCATGTCCTGTCCGGGAAGATAGCGGAGAAGCTTGGCACAAGCCTGACGCATGAAAAGAACCGCATGATCCGGGAATACGGACAGTACGAGGTGATTGACGGAATGATCCCGACTCTCACCGCAAAGGAAAAGTACGAGGACAAGATGCTCGACATCGAGGGGGTTCACCTGAAGGTGGTTGAGCGACCGGGCGGCACGGTGAAGATGGCGGTGATGCGTGGCTCCCATACCTACAACACAGCGGAAATGAGCAGGCTGATCGATGCGACCGTTGAGGAAGCAAAGGAGTTAGGGATTGAAACGCTCACGCCGGATCAGTTGGAAAGGATGAAGGCATCATGGATAAAGAGAAGCTGATAAACAATCCAATGTGGGATGCAGGTGAGTTCTGCGTGATATGCGGATCTCCGAGGGTGCAACATCACCATGTGATCGGCGGCACGGCAAACCGTAAGGTGTCGGATAAGCATGGCTACATCATTCCGCTGTGTCTGGCGCATCATATCGGCGGTAATGGCATACATCGGAACCGTGGACTCGATCTTTACTGGAAGCAGTTAGCGCAGATGCATTACGAGAAGCACAAAGGAACCCGGCAGGACTTCATCAATGAGTTTGGTAAGAGTTGGCTATAAGGAGGAGACATGAACCAGGTTATTTTGATCGGGAGGCTCACCAAAGACCCGGAAGTCAGGCGCACACCTGATGGTAAGGCGGTAGGGAACTATACGCTTGCGGTTGATCGGAAGTACGCAAGGTCAGAGCAGAAGACAGACTTCATCCGCTGCGTGGTCTGGGAGAAAAAGGCCGAATTTGCAGAGCAGTATCTCCACAAAGGTACAAAGATCGCAGTGACAGGCCGCATCCAGACAGGCGAGTACACGAACCAGAAGGGCGAGAAAGTACACACCACAGATGTGGTCGTGGAGGATCAGGAGTTCTGCGAGAAGAAATCGGCAGAGACAAAGCCTGAAGAGCCGTATGAGTTTGTGGAGCCTGCGCCAGGTGAGAAGCTTCCGTGGGATTGATACAGATCATTATTCCCGGTCGTTTCAGCGGCCTGAACGAGTTTATCAAGGCAAACCGTACACAGAGCGGTCGGTGGAACGCAGGAAATTCTATGAAGCATAAGGATCAGCAGAGGATCTGTCAGTATCTTCCAGAGGTGCGGTTTAAGAGAAAGATCTTTATCGAGTATGTTTTTTACGAGCCGAACACCCGGAGGGATAAGGACAACATCTCAGGCTACTTCCACAAGATATTTCAGGACGCAATGGTGCAGGCAGGGCTTCTGGAGAACGATGGATGGAAGCAGATAGATGGATGGTCGGACTACTTCAAGATCGACCAGAGAGATCCTCGCATCGAGGTCTATATCGAGGAGTGTAAAAGATGAGGGTTGAAGCATTGAAGAACTACGCAGGAATCGTCACGGCGATCCTTGCATTTATAGGGTACATGGCAGTGATGTGGAACTTTACGGATGTGGATCTTCTGGAGATTATCGTAGTTTACTTGGTGTTTGTATTTCCGCTGTCGTATGTGGTTCCGCTGATCGTGGCAGGGGAGGACGATGATGAAGACTCAGACAGAACAGGTGCATGAGTACCTGAAGGAGCATGGTTCCATCACATCGTATGAGGCATTCACTGAACTTGGTATCACACGGCTGTCAGCGAGGATATACGACTTGCGGAAAGCGGGGTTATCCATCAGCAACAGCCGGGTGAGTTATACCGGGAAGCAGGGGAACCCGAAGCACTATGATGTGTATCGGTTGAGGGCAGAGCATGAAGGACAGCTTTAATACTTTTCGAAGCACATTTAACGCTCTGCTTGCCCTTCCTGCGGTGGACATGAAAAAAGCCTATAGGATGATGGGTGAATACGCTATGGACGGCAAAGAGCCGGAGCCAGAAGAGAGCGGAGCGTATGGGTTGTTCCTGTCGATCAAACCGTTGGTCGACAGGAGTGCCAAAAGATCAGAGGCCGGACGTGCAGGAGCAAAGGCAAACCTTGAGCGCAACCGAGGCAAAGCCGAGGCAAACTTGAGGCAAAACCGAGGCACGTCCGAGCCAAAGAAGAAAGAAGAAATAAGAAATAAGAAAGATAATAAAGATATATTGTCGGGCAAACCCGACCCTGCGTACCAGTACGAGGAGATAATCGAGTATCTGAACCAGAAAGCAGGAACGTCTTTCCGCAGCAGATCCACGGACTCACGGAAACACATTCATGCCAGACTCGATGAAGGGTTTACCGTGCAGGACTTTAAAACCGTTATCGACAAGAAGGTAGCGGAGTGGAAGGGTACAGACTATGCAAAGTATCTTCGTCCTGCGACACTGTTTGGCTCCAAGTTTGAGGGGTATCTGAACCAACAGGCAGGTAGTTCGGTGAGGAAGAATGCGTTTAACAATTTCCAGAGCAGTGGCACGGACTGGGATGCGGTAGCTGACTTAATCATGGAGGAAGATCGCAATGGATAAAAAGACCACGAATGTCTACGAGACAACGAACTACCAGAAGTTCAAGAAGATGCTTGATAACCGGGAGGTATCTCCGAACCGGGTACAGAAGATCGTCAAGAGCATAGATCAGGTCGGGTACGTCATGTCACCGATCATCGTGAACGAGAAGATGGAGGTTATTGACGGTCAGGGCAGGCTTGCGGCGGCAGAGCGGTTAGGGCTTCCTGTGTACTATGTGGTTGCTCCTGGCATCGGTATCGAGGAGTGCAGGGCTATGAACCTGAACCAGAGCAACTGGAACATCAAGGATTTTGTGAACAGCTACAGTGCAGGTGGGAATATCAACTACATCAACCTCACAAACCTGATGAAGGAGTTCGAGAAGACACTAGGTGTGAATACGCTTTATGCGATTGCCTACGGCGATGTGTATCATTCCGCAGGAGGTGTCGGTGAGCGCATCAGGTCGGGGCTGCTGACGTTTGATTCGGCTGAATATGTCAGTGCCAGAAAGCTGTGTAACTATCTGGCTGAGTTCGCTCCGATCGTGAACAGGATCGGCGGCAGAAGAGAACTCTACTATGGTGCGGTTCGTTTCATGCTTACCTGTGATGGGTGTGACAGGAAGGCGTTAAAAGAGAGGGTGGTAAAGCGTCAGACATCGCTTCTCCCGGTTGCGAATATGGAGCAGGCACTGGATATGCTTGGCGATTGCTACAATTTCAGGTGCGCTAAGAAGATCTATTTTTCGACCGAGTTCAAGAAGTGGTTGGATGCGAAGATCCACAAGCAGAAGATTGAACAGCACAAGAAAGAGCGGATGGCGGTATGAAGACCTGCGAGGACTGTATGTATTGTGTGCCGTGTCTGACGAGTTATGGTGAGTGGCCTGTTTGCATGAACCCGGACAGCGGCAGGATGTATCAGGCGGTTGGGTTCGGAGACACATGCGCTGAGTGGTACGAGTATACGGAGGTAAACGATGACGAAGATTGAAGCACTGATGGATGTAATAATCGGGCTGATCGGTGAGGAAGAAAAGACACCCGATGAAAAGATCAGGGAAGCGGTCGGTGATCCGGCACTGTATGAGAACCTTGCAGAGGAGGCCGTAGAACTGGCTCATAAGGCTCTTAAAGCCGCCAGAATCATCCGGGGCGAGAATCCTACGCCTGCACGGTTAAAAGCCGTTCTGGGGCAAATTAGGGAGGAATTAAGCGATGTCACGGTTGTGGCAGATGTCCTGGAGATCTATCCAGACCCGGAGTACATGATCCAGAAGTATGAGCGATGGCTTAACAGGTTGAATGACAGATAACGTCACCATCTGGTTTTGAGCCTGCCGTAGGTGGCTCCAGTCTTTACGTTCTTCTGTAAGGCGGCGGCAGATCGGGTTCCTCCATGAAAGGGTGGCATCCTCCGGGGTGTCACCTGATGGGGAGAAGGAGGGATAGATTGTTAGATTTTGGATTCTACAACATGGACTGTATGACCGGCATGAAGCAGTTTCCTGATAAATTCTTCGACTTGGCTATTGTAGACCCGCCATACGGAATCAATGCAGACCTGTTTAATAATGGAGCAGGAGCATCAAAGGATAAAGGCGCAGTTTATTCTACCGCAGTTAAAGCAAGAAAAGGCCGCCTGAATCAGGGAGCAGGCAAGCTAAAAAACAGAGTGCTGAACCAGTCGGATTGCAGTTGGGATCGTGAACCACCGTCAAAAGAGTATTTTGCAGAACTGCAAAGAGTAAGTAAGCATCAGATAATCTGGGGGGGCAATTACTTTGATCTTCCACCAACAAGGGGCGTGATTGTCTGGGATAAGATGCAACCATGGGAAAATTTTTCACAAATCGAATATGCGTGGACATCGTTTGATACACCAGCAAAGATATTCCGAATGGCAAATACATTGCCAGGAAAGATCCATCCAACACAGAAGCCGATCGCATTATACGAATGGATTATAAACAAGTAC